ATTAAAGTTCAAAGGACTAAACCCTGAAATTGTTCCCACATTTGCTGTGCCTTTGACAATCGTTCCATTAGTGTAAACAGCTTGATTAGTTAGGCCTGCCACCCCACAGGTAAACTCAGGCAATGCAACTGATGACTGTGTAAAGGTTTTAGAGCAGTCAATTGTTGATCCTCCATTAGTGTAACCAACACCTGTGGGTATTGTAATCTCAAAGAACAAGGTCACCTCTCTTGAGCTTCCTGTGCTGTTTGCTGAGTAGCTTGTAATTGGTGAACCTCCATCAGTTAGTTTTATGTCTCCTACAGTTCCGTTTGCTGTAGGCTTTACGATAGTTCCATCATTTGCAATGCTACCACCTACAAACCTTGCATCATTACAGGTGTAAGTTATTGCTGAGGAGACTGTAACGCTAATTGACTGGGTTGCATTACAGGTCAAAGGGTTGTCATCTATGGCCTCAACAAAAATAGTAACTGTGCCTGTCTGATTCAAAGAGTTGAGAGTGAGAGTATTACCATCTATAGAAGTAACTACTTTAGAGGTGTTTGTGTTTGTCACCTTGTATCTAGAAATAGGATCAGCTCCTGCTGTGAAATAACTTGCTAAGTCTATAGTTGCAGAGTTGCCTCCACTATCTAAAGATTGAGCTGGGATAGTTCCGTTGGTAGTAACACCTCCTGTACAACTAAACACTGGTTGAGTTGCTGAAAGCGTACAGTCAAATGTGTTTAGATTTGCATTGCTAAAATTATCAGGAATAGTTAAGGTAAAGACGATATCTCTAGAAGTAGATACACTGACTGTGTTAAATTTACCATCGGCAAAATCAGAATCAGAGCAAGTATAACTCACAATGTCACCATAATCAAATCTTGGCAATGTTACATTTCCAAACTGATCAACTTCTAGTCCTGTGCCATTTGCTACAGAGCAATCAAATGCAACGCTAGGTAAAGCAGGCTCTGTAAAATTTAAATAGTATGGACTTCTAACGTTAATTTTTGTACTCATTTTGTAGTAAATTCTTTAAATCTTTGTTTTACATCTAAGGCAAAAGCCTCAATAATTTCATCAGGTAGATTTTTGTAGGCTTCATCAAATGACCTAGTAAAAAACTTTTTAGCTGGGATTCCCTTGTTATAGATTTTTCTTGAGATTAAATAGGTCATTGATTGATAACTCATAAACCTGCCATCTTCTGTTCTAAACTGAAATCGCTTTGATTTTACCCATCTCTCAATGCCTTTTCTAAGGCCTCCATCTTTATTCCCTGACCCAAATTTAAAGGGTGATGTTTTTGAAGGGCTGTAGCTTGATGTCTTACCCTTTACACCCTGATCTACAAACTTGGCATAGTCAACATCTTTCATAAATGGAAAGCTTACTAAAATGCTGTTTTCAAAAACTTTAACTTTTTTGTTTATGGCATTGTACAAACTTCCTTTTGTAGATGCTTTTTTCTGAAACTTATATTTTCTAAGAAACCTTTTTCTAGAGTTATCCTCAACACGACTAGCAAAGTCATCTAGCACCTCCTTAGTAAATTTCATAAACTCGTTTAAAGTTGCCATTAGCACTTAGTCATATCGTTGGCTAGTGTGATTGTAAAGTCAGCACTTATGCCAGCGAGGTTATTCTCAAATCTCTCCTTAAAAGGGGTGCAACTAAATGAACCCTCAAGCTCGTAGTTTGCATTGTAGGTGTCTGTTTTTGCAAGAACTGCCTGTAGCCTAGCAGCTACGTTTAGCATATTGTTTATTGCATCTAGCTCATTGTCATTTTTCCTAATAAGGTCTGTAGATGATTCTTTGGATATGTCAACGATGTCCATCAGAAGCAGACTAAGAGATAGCTGGATTCTGTTCGTTTGTATGTCAATGCTCTCAATAATTAAGTGAGCCAAGGGGAACAGGGTTTTCTTGCTTAAATCGACTTCATAGATGTCCCCCTGACTGACTGTGTTTATAAATGGTTCTGCATTAAGAGCTGTTTTAATATCATCAATTACTTTAAAATAGGTGTTCATAGTGTTTTGACAAAAATTGGGGTTAAATCCTCAGAGCCTTCTATTTTGAGTTGGCTAAAATCCTCAAGCCACTCTAAGGCATGATTGAACTCTAGGTCAGGGTTTTTCTTTACAATGCAGTCTAGAGCTTTCCAAAAGTCATAGATTGCAATCTTTGGCTCTGAGCTACTGATCCCTATAAGGGCAGCATCAAATCCATCTGACAGGACTATCTCTTCATCATCTTCTAAAAGCCTTCTTTCGTAGAGTGCATCTACCAAACTACTTTTGTCGTGCATTTCTGATTTGTTGTCTTTCGAGTTCATTTTTTTCTTTTACAAATGTTAGCCATGTGAGGCAGGTGTTAACTCCAAGTCTTTCAACTTGGTCAAACTTCGTGATGTCCTCTCTAGCGAGGCTATACATTGAGCTATACCACCCCCATTTTTCTCCAAAAGCTGCCGCTGATGAGTAGTCATCTTTTTCATTTTTTTGGCTGAAGAGTTGAGGATAAGTCTCATGAGTTCGTTTCTTAAATTCGACAAAAAAAAAATTGCACCAAATGCTACATCTAAAGGCATCTGTTTCATGTACTCTTTTGATTTGCCATCGTACTCTTCGATCAGGTAACTGTCATTGAATTTGTCTTTGACAGGCCTGTATAATACACTCATTGCTTTGTCCATTGTTTGCCAATCGCTTGTAAAGGTGTCTGCATCTACAAACTCTCCAAAGCTCATATCTGAAAGCTGTGGATGAAAACCAAACTCCTTACCTCCAAGAGAAAATATCTTTTTGAGCTGTGGCTTTTCGTTAAACATTTTAGAGATAACATCTACTATCTTTTTGACAGAGCTGTATTTTATCTTGTTAACTTCAGCCAGTGGGATGCCACAAAATATTTGAACCATCTTTTTTTGCAGAAAGTCTTGATCTGTGTCCTCAGTAAATATCTTGCTGAATTTTTGGTATTGACCCAGCGTGATCTCTGATAGTTTGTTCGGTACTTCTATTTTCTGTTTGAACATTTAGCAATGCGTTATATTATATATACAATCGGAAAAGGTATTTTCGGTCTAAGAATTTTAAATAATGTGGTATTCTCCAGCAAAAGGATTAGATAATTGATATGCGACAGCGTACCTCATAGCATCAATGCAATGGTTAAATTCATCTATTGGTGTCTGACTTTTCTTCTCAAGCCATACATAGTTTTTAAGCTCGTTAATTAGGTTTTCACTTTGAGGATCAACTACAATGTCATAGTCCTGCATCATGCTGATTCCAAAGTTTACTGATCCCTGTCCTTTGATCGAGGGTTTGATGTTTGATGTTTTTGACAGCTCTAGAATAAGTCTTGGCTCTGCTGAATCACCTATGATTAAATTGTCACCTGCAAATGTTTTGTTGAGCTGTGCTATCTGAGAGGTTACTAGGTTCTGTTTGTAAAAGCACTCCTTTGCATAGATGATTTTTTTGTCTTTGTCGATTGAGGTTTGTATAAGGGTAGTCGGATCGTTCATTCCATAGTCTTGACCAAAGACAGATTTAGATACTTCTTGGAACTGACCGATCTCCCAATTTTGAAATATAGCCCCACTAAGCTTCCCTACTTTACCGAGACCATAAACCGAAAACCAGTTAAGCCAAAAATTATTCCCATTGTCTGCTTTCTCTTTGGCTTTTAATATTTCCTTTACAGCAGCTTCAGGGGCTGCCTCGTTATCTTTCCAGTTTAAGACTAGCCATTCACTGTCAGGATCATTTTTAAGCTCTGTATGCGCCCAAAATTCATGCGTAGGGTTAAAGTCTAAGAAACAGAAATGACTTGTCCTTACAGATAGCTGTAAGAAGGTGTCATAGTTTCCTATGGTATTTGCCTCGTTCATAAACAAAATGCTTCTTCTAGCCCCTCGGATTCTTGATTCATTGTCAACGCTGAAGAACTCTATTTTTGATCCGTTGTAAAACTCGTAGGTTGAAGAGGATTTATTGTAGCGATTAGGAAACCACCTGCCTGTCATTTGCATAATCTTCTTAAAATCTCTTAATGCACCTCTTTTAAGATGTGGGTAGGTCTGTGCTACGACAGAACATTCCATGTGAGGGTTTTTAATTAGGTAGTCTATCAGGTAGGCTAAGATTCCAAAAGTCTTGCTTGCAGAAGTACCTCCCTGAATAATCCTATTCCTCTTGGTCAGCCTCTGAATCTTCTGTATCGCTGTTGTCTTTTTGAACATCTTCAAATAGGGGTTGCTCTGCTATCTGATGCAGGTCAATCGTTTCTTTAGCCATACCGAAAGCAGAGTTCATGATTGCATTGTAAGCAGACGTGTCTTTGTTTGTTATCGCTTTTGATATCTGTGCAAGTGTCATCCTTTCTTCCAATGTCATTTTTTCTTCCTCTCCAGTCTCAGGGTTAATACCTTTAGTCATAGCAGATAACCACTTTTTTGCTACAGTTGATCTGTTAGGTGATCCCTTTGGTCTGCCTTTGCCTAATTTATTTCCTTTCTGAAAGGGTTTTAAATTATCTTCTCGTGCCATTTTCTCGTTTTTTCCATGTTATTTTAAAGCACCATACACATCAAACTTTGGTTGATCTGCCATTCCTAAATGAAACTTGATCATCTCTATTGCATAGATTTTGTGCGATGGTTTTTTAGACCTCTCATAAACATCTAAATAATAGTCAACCATCATCTCAGGAGTGATCTCTCTTTTAGCATCTATCATTTGTAGTGTGTGTAAGTGATATTTAAAAAAGGAATGTACAGGGCATAGTCAACACAATCATGGTGATCGTATGTTCTAAATCCAAATAGTATTCCTAGATATAAGCTTGCTGTTAATTCGTAATCTCTCATAATTTTAAAATCTGTAATAAACTGTTAACTCTTCTTTTTTTATTTTCCGTATTGTGTACAAGTATCTCTTGTCTTTTTTTTCTATGATGAAACAATTTGGCTGGTCGCTGTGGTTTATAAACCCTCCTAGTGGAGTTCTAACACACCCTAGTTTGGTGTTTTTTACATGGCTAATGCCTAAACATACTCCTGCCTGTATTTCTGCTGTAGCAAATAATCCTAAACCATGAATTTCGCTCTTGCTTATTGTCAAGAATTTAGGCAGAGGCCGATAGTTGTTTTCCACAGACATCACAAATTGGTTTTTCTTTAGTTTCTTTTTCTTCAGGTTCGTCAAACATAGGAGGAAGATCAAGACCCCAGTCATTTAAATCTTCAGGATTCCACTCGTTTGCTAGTATATCCCAATCCCATTCTCCAAAGCCTGAGTTGTCTTTGATAATAAACTCTCTTTGTTTTTCTTCTGACCAGTCAGCTACATCAATCCATATCTCTTTTAGCCCTGCCTCTCTT